CTTGGGCCTTGACGCAGGACGTTCTTGGCTTCCGTATACAAAGCCCTAGCAGCGGGAGCAGCTACTTTAGACATAGCCAGCCTAGCTGCAAGGGGTTGCCCTGCCATTGCAGCGGCTGTTGCAGCCGCTGTACCACCTACCACACCGGATACATTACCTGCTGTATTAAGGGCATTGCTGGAATAATCCTTACCATCGTCTGATGCCTCTGCTGCTGCTTTCTGTGCAGCGTTGGTTTTATTCGCCCGATTAGTAGAATATTGTTTCTTTGCTTCCGCTTCCGTATCTTGAAATCTTTTTAGACGTTTTGCATCTGTATCGGGGTAGTTGGCGTATCTGTTCTCTTCCCTTCTATACGCTGCTTCTTGGCTAATCAACGCCTCGTTATCTGCGGTTTCTTTAGCCATTTTTGCAACATCAGCAGGGTCATACTTAAACGCAGTTTTCTTAGAAGCAGGGGTAGATTTGGTAAGGTAGTCAGGACTCATCCTAACGCCAGTCGGGAAGGTTCTACGTTCTACTTCTTGCGCTTCTGGGTTTTCATCACGGTCAGAATAGACTTCTGACCCATCTTCGGTTTCCCCGTTATACCGTTTTACTTTACCCATAACCCCGCCTTTCTTCATGCCGGAGAACCGGCTTAGGTTAGCAACCGGCAAATCCATCATTCCATGCCGTGTGTTTTGTTTGTTAATTTTTTGCTGGGTAACGCCACCCCTAGCAAACGTCTTACCTTTGTCAGCAGCGGCAAAGTCTTTACCCACCGATTGCTTGACCCCGACCTTCTTGGCAAATGAGGGGCTATGAGCTATTGCTTGCATGAAGCGGGATTGTTTTGCGGAAGTAGAAGGCATTTAGACCATCCGTCCTTTAGTTTTACCGCGTTGGGCGATACCATCCCCACGACGGCGTTCAACTGGTTTGGCGGCAATTGCACCACCCTTAGCAAAGCCCTTGACCGTTCCGCCCTTTTTCATACCACTATTGCGGTTAGCGGCGTCCACGTTAGCCTGAGAACCCGCCATACGACGTTTCCGGTCTTCCTCCATCGGGTCAGGAACCCCATCTGGAGTCCCTTTGAGGGCGTTAGCAGCCATATTAGCCCCTGACAACCCCATCATGGCTTGAGTCCCAGTGACGTTAGGGCCGACCCCTGACCCAAGTATACCCCCTGCTTCCGCCGCCGCTGCGGGTGCCGCCGCTGCCGCTACAGGTGCAGCTATTGCTGGTGCCGCTGAAGCCGCCGCTGCCGATGCCGCTGCCGATGCCGCTGCCGCTACTTCTGCCGCTGTTGCCGCTTCAGCTATCGCAGCCGCTATTGCAAGGTCGTCTATGACAAACATTTAGACCATCCGTCCTTTAGTCTTGCCGCGAGATTCAATGCCGCCGCCACGCGCCATTTTTTTAACAGAACCTCCATGCTTCATATTCTCAGCGGTGGGTTTTACGTAAGGGTATTCAGTAGTTTTTACACCTTCTTTTACAGAAGTTGTAGCTTCATCAACGGCTTTTTGACGAGCAGGGTTAGCTTGTGCTGTAGACAAATCTTTTTTAACCGCCATCTGGTTTTCAATTTTTGACATCTCATCGGCTACATTAGTTTTATTAGCCGATGCGTTTCTTACGGCTTGGGAAGGAACACTTGAACCTACTTTTTTAGCTAATTCTTCAACGCCTTCTTCCGCAACTTTTTTACCAAATTTGTTTGATATCGCTTTTGCTCCGACTCGCAACGCTGCTCCAATAAGTGGCCCCATTATTTTATCTCCTAACATTTCCAAGCCCGAAGGCTTTTGTTGATGCGGCTATTCGGGTCATTGGCGGTCTTGGCTGAAGTCAGCTTTTTCTTCATACCCGTCATCCGGGCACAGAATGACTTCTTGCGGCTCCCACCTTCTGGTTGAGGGGCTTTCAAACCGGGTTTGCCCGGATTGGCTGCGTTGTATGATGCCCTCCCCTTGGCGTTTAAACCACCTTTGGGGTTCTTACCCTCTTTACGCGTCCATGCTTGGCTCATGCTTCTCTCCAAACGGTTCTGGGGTAAATGGATTCCCTATCCTCTACAACGCTGCACTTGTCACAGGCATGAACAAACGGCTTCTGAACATACTTAACGCTATGAACATGGCAGAACTCACCGCCGCAGTCGCACATCAGTTTCTCTACGACCCACGTAACTGGGGAGGTTTTAATCGTACTCATGCTGCGGTACTCATCGTTTGCGCTGCTTGCATAGAGGGGTAAAGAACGTCTTTACCAAAGTCGCTCTTGAACTCGTGGATACCCATGTGACCTAGTTTGATAGTCGGGTCAAGCCAGATGTCCAAACCCTGCTCCCGCGCACGATCACAGAAGAGGAAGTCCTCACCAATGTAACCTTCGGGGGTGCATTTGAAGTCAAAGTAAGCGTACATCCGCTCTTCGGTATTCGTGTCCTTATGCTCCCACTCAGGGTGGGCTGTTTTCAATACTTCAAACACGCGCCGCTGGATCATCATGAAGCCAGTTGCTACACGGTACGCCCTGACCAAACCAGCTTCATCCATCGTTACTTTGCCCTGCGGCCCGTTTACACCATACCCACCATCCAAGGATACGATGTAGACCTTGCCCTCTTTACGGGCCTCATACGCACCAGCAACAATAGCTTTTTCCTGATTCCAGCACATCAACCGGATAATGTCATCCGCCACAAAGGTCATGTCCGCATCAATGAACATTAGATGATCGCAGTCGGACTTTAAAAACTGATGGGCGATAATGTTTCGTGCGCGGGAGACAACAGAACAACCGCACAGGCTATTAACCTGTACGTCTATTCCATGCTCCATTAGCTTTTGACCAAGTTGCATCAACGATATTGCCATCTTCACACCCACTTTATGATCGTAGGCGGGAAGGCCAATCATTAACTTTTTGCCAGCTAGGTCGAAACCTTTTTTTAGTCGCATTTTTATCCGTAGAAAATGGTTATACCAGTTTGATTTGTCATCAATACGTAAATTCCGGTATAGGCAACAATACCTTCTCCCGGAAGCAATACGTTTTGGTTTTGCGGTACGCCAGAGGTAGTAAGCGCAGCCGTATCAATAGAGGTCATCCAACGGCCTGTCGTGAATGTGCAAGCTGTGCTGGCGGCAATGGTACCTGAGTTGATATCGGTCAGCGTAAAAGTGTTGGCGTCCGCAACTGTAGCAACTTTGTAGTTGCCGTTAGTAGCAGAAACGCCAGAAGCGACAGCGAACGTAATACCGACCTGTTGCCCAACCTTTAACCCGTGTGCAGTGCTAGTAACCGTAATAACGGTGGTTGAACGAGCATACCCCGTAGTTGCAGCAACGGGAGCCGTGGTCGTGTCGTATAAATTTATGGTGCCAGCCGTTGCGGACGCTGTAAAACTAAAACTTTTCAGCCTGTATCGCCCAAGAACCGCAAAACCGGTGCTATTAAGGTGCGCTGATAGTACGTCTGTTTGCATAGTTAATCTCCTTGTAAGTCAAACAAGGGGCCGAAGCCCCCAGAAGATTAGCTGAATGGCGTAGCAGCAGTACCGGAACCAATCAAAGTGCCGTTGACAGACCAGAGGTTAGCAGCCAGCGGAACCAAGCTAATGAAGCTACCCCGTGCTGCGCCGCCCGTAGTCGTGGCATTAAGAGTGATGATTGTCCCAGTAACTGAAGCAAAGGAGTTAGAGACGGTAGACACAACACCTAAACTACCAACGTATTTGTCTGAACCACCGCAAGTTACGGTCTGAGCCGTAGCACCAGCCGAAATTACATTGAAGAACAACCTAAATTCAACGCCAAGGTTGTTAAGAGTGTTGGGGTCATTACCGGGGCCAGTACCATTCGCATTTGCCGTAGCAACAATGGTCGGCAGTGTAATAGCGCAAGTCGCAGGAACCAACAGGGTGAGGCCACCGTGCGTTGCAACAGAAAGCGTTACAGTAGCGCCAAGAGTAACTACGTTACTCGGGCCTTGATTGTACATACCTGCAAGTGAACGGACTGGGCCGTCGAAAGTCGAAATCGCCATGATGAATCCTTTGTGTTGTAGCACATTCCCGTACCGTCTCTACAAAGTCTGCTGGGGCAGTCTGTACGGGTGAAAATTCCCAGATAAGTAAAGCAGGTGGACGCTTTAAGCCGTCTTTTAATGGCTAGTTCTTCATTCTGCCATCCACCCTTGAATCATACTACATTACGAACCGGCTGAACCAAAGATGCCTAGCGGGTCAGAAACACCGAACGAATACCGTTCGCGGCTCTTGTAACGCACGTTACCGGTGTCAAAGTCTCCATCCATACCCGTAGCAAGCGGGGTGCGGACAAAGTGCTTCAGGCCATTCGGCACATCCGTGGTCAAGAACCAACCATTGGTGTCGGTCAGGAAGTGATTGACGCAATACCCACCCGGAATCGAACCATTGCTCTTGAGTGCATTGATGTCGTTGTTATTCGTGCTAACACGCAGTTCCGTTTCCAGAAGACGCGTAGCAACAAACATCAACGCCGGTGGGATTACCAGCTTGACCGGTTTCGCAGCAATAAGCAGACCGCGCTCATCCGTCCAACCAGCAATCTGAATGACAGCCGCCTCAAGCGAGGTTTCATTCAAGTCAGCAGAAGCAAGGATGTTGCTGTTCGTGCCGCCAGAAACCAGCGGATGCGAAGCCGAACACAGAACCACACCGTCACCGTAAGTCGGGCCACCAGCAAAAGCGTTGTTAAGGATTGCAGCAGCCTTAACTTGCTTGGTGTAAGCCATAGCACGAGCCAGACCCTTGGTATAACGAGCCGAAAGGCTGTCATACAGGTTATCTTCAATCGCTTCTTCAGTGATTGAGAAACCCAGAGCAATGGTTTCGTGTTGGTAACGAGCCGTCCAAGCTTCCTGTGCATTGTCGTAGGAAATCGCGCTGCCTTCGTTTTTCACCGGAGCAGCCGAAAAGCCCGACAGTTTCGTTTCTTCTTCAAAAGAACGCTCAGAGGTTTCTGTTTCAAAAATCTCTTTGTGTTCTTCGCCATACTTCTTGTACTCAAGACCAAACAGGGCATTCAGCCCCGGAAGGAGTTCTTTAAGTAGCTGTGCGCGTGAAATAGCCATGATTTATCCCTTTACGCTAACGCAGTTGTGTTGCGATACAGATGGGCGAATTGGTTCCAAGAAACCAAAACTTCCACGAACGAACCAGTAGCTGGCGCGGTATCGGGAACAACGTCGATGATTTTTACAGGAAGCGTAGCGGAGGCCACACCAGCATTTTTAACGCCTTGCGTACCATCGCCAGTAGTCGTGCTGCCTGTGACTGTTTGGTAGACGATATCGACGTTCCCACCCACTAGGGCAGCACGGTTCGCCTGACTAGCAGACGGAGCGGCATCAGCGGCGGATTGAATTGCCACTTTCATCACCAGATCAGGATCGTCAGCAATGTAGGCAATAGTGCCGTTTGCGCTATCAACAGTTTGGGTAATCGTAGCCGGATAGTATTGCCCGTATACGCGCTGCCCAGACGAATTGATGTAGCTGCAACCCATGAAAATACCAACAATTGCCGTTCCAGTATTGGTAACGGTGTTGTTGTTAATGCAGCCATTGGTGGACATGATCACGCAATCTCCAAAGAAAATATTGGTAGCGTGACCAGACGCAATAGCCATCTGCCGCGTGGAGCCAGCGTAAACTTGCCCCCCTAGCAGATTTACGGGACGAAACCCGTAAGCGGCTGAAACAGTAGGATAAGCCATGTAAAACTCCTAAAAGTTGTTTAAATGTTACGTTATTTTTTGCCGCTGCCAAACGTCACCGATGTCCGACTTTCTTTAAAAAGCGGCATACGAGGATCGTTCTGCTTCATTAAGTGACTATCCACAGCAAGCATCTGTTCTGCGGATTTATTCGCGTAGTGTGCAGCACGTTGGATGGACACTTCTTCTGGTCTCTTGCACAGGAGCAGCCCACCAATCTCGATATTCCCCGTAAATTCGGAATTACGATCTGAACGGACATGAAGTTCTGGGTAGTCTTCTACTTTGACAGGCTCCCAACCTTCCCTAAAGGCGCTAGAGACGTTTACATTATCGACCTTACCTATAAAGCTGGTACGAATCCACCGATGTGCCCAGCCCTTACGTTCCGCCACTTCTGGCAAGACCGAAGAAGGTTGCCATGATTTGCTCCGGGAAGCTTGTTCCCTAGTATCTAAGTCCCTCTGCATACGATTTTCAGCCATTTTTGTTCTCCAATTTCATCATTTCACGAGCGTAAGCCTCGGGGGAAACACCCATGCGTTTCGCAATTGCCAACGCGGATGCCGTCAACCTTATCCGTTTAGGTGCGGTAGTCCGTGTTACAGGCGCTACGACAGTGGCTGGTTTTGCGCGTACAGCGGGTTTTTCTGATTCTGCGGTTTCCTCAACACCATCGAACTGTTCAGGGAACCGTTTTTTCATAGTGGCGTCTACTTTTTCGTAGTAGTCGTCGCTACGCGGGTCGATACCCGAGCGAACCAGTTTTTCATGTAGACCCAATGCGAGGCTGGTCATTTCCTCGTCAACTCCAAACCACGTATTCCGCGAACGCCACGTCTCGGCTTTCTGGTCGGGTGCGGGAGCTTGAGTCTGTCTTACTGGTTCTACGCTTAAACTTTCTTCTTGTAAAGAGGGTCTTATAGATTGTATATCGCGGAGTTTAAACTTTGCGTCTGTTAGGGCTTCTTGGGCGTCTGCAATCAAATCTGCATCCCCCGCCTCATACGCCTTCTTCAGTTGCTCTTTAGCCGCACCAACTTCAATGGTGGCAGACTTGGAGATTTCGGTAACAAACACCTTCTCCCCGTGGTTAATTTTTTTGTATAACTCTTTGATTTCATTATCTTTAACACGGGCGTAGTTAATGGCTTCTTCCCGTTCCCGAGTAGCCGCCTCTTTTGCCCTACGCTCATCGTGCCAGACCTTTTTAAGCTGCCCCAAGCGGTTTTTAGCTTGTTCGGAATACTCAGCTAGGTCGTCGTTCTCAAGCTCCTCAACTTGCTTTTGCGGGAGATTTTGCCTTTTCTGGTCTTGTGGTGGGGCATCATCAACAATCTCAATCTCAGGAGCTTCCTCTTCTACCTCTATTGCGGGTTCAATTGGAATGGTTTTTTCCAAATCCAGTGTGGTCATTTCTTCCATACCGTCCTCCCTATGCTCTCGTTATACCGCGTGGGTCTTGCACAACTGCCTCTACCGTATCGTCGTTTATAAGGCGAAATTCCCGCCCATGAATCTTAAGGCGTGTTCCTGCGTATGCGCGAGTAAGGACAAAATCACCCTCCTTACACCACGGCCCTGTGGGGAACCGGTCTTTATCGGTGTAAGCCGTGTCGCCCAGCTTGACTACAAAAAGAACTACCGTGCTATGTGTTTCAATGTTTACCGTAGCCTCGGCTTTCAGAATCCCGTTATCAAACTTGCTTTCAATCTCGGGTAACGCGCAGAGAATCTTAAAACCCTTAGGCTCAGGCAGTTGAGTTGCTTTTTGCTCGTCATTTACTTCCGTAACTTCAGTCATCGTCGTCCTCAGGTAATTTCGTAAGGTCTTTGAGCATAGCGACAGCCATTTGCAGCCCCCGTATCTGCCCACAAATTTCACGGTATTGCTCGTAACTTTTAGCGTTACCGCCCGCAAGGAACGTAGACAGGCTCCCCTGCTCCTCTTCGTATTTTGAAACTATCTGGCGTAGTGATTCTGAATCGACTTGCATCAGGCTCCTTTAGGGGGTTCAGTTTTGGGTATCGGTGGTTCTTTACTTTTTTCAGACTTCACCATTTCCAGTTTGTGTCTGGCAACTTCCATACCTACACGCATACCGTCCTTCTCGTCTTGCCGTCGTGCCGCATCCCTAGTCTTAGCGGTGTCCGCACCTAGCCGGGCACCGTCATACTCATTCTTACTCCGTAAGGCTTCTTCTTTAAGCCGTATATCGTCTGCTTTAGCTGCTGCGTCCATAAGGTCTTTCTTAGCCTTACGTTGCGCTTCCATCTGGTCAATCTGAAAACCTTGCTGCATAGCTTGAGCTTTTATCTGCAACTCTTGCTGTTGCATCTGGATCAACGGGTCTTGCTGTGCTTGTTGAATCTTCTGTTGTGCAGCTTCCGCAGAGTTCTTCTTCAACAGTTGTTCCGCAGCCTGTGCAACAAGGGTCGAAAGCTGAACTTCCACTTCGGGAGACAGCTTCTCTTCCGTTGACGGCATGTCGGCACCCAGTTGCTTCTCAATCTCTTTACGGTATTGAAACGCAACGTGTTCCGAAATATGGGCCATCGCCGCAGCGTGCATCTGCTGTGCCATTGGGTTTTGCCCCATCAACTGCGCTATCTTGGGGTCGTTCATAGCTGCCATATGAACACCGATATGCGCCTCATGGTTCTGGTAGATAAACGCCTTTACCGGTTTACCCGTCATGATGTTCATGTTCTCAGACACTGGGTCAACCGGTTTCTGGTCGTCGTCAATCGGCACTAATTTTTCCGCATTCTTGACACCTAGCGTCTCAATGACCTGACGATGCAGGAGGGGGAGGTTATATAACTGGGGTGCATCTTTTGCCAACTGCATGACTGCCTGATACTGCACAACCTTCTGTGCCATCGTAGATGCATTGGGGTCGGATACCGGCAGCACGGAACACATATCGTAGTCAGACTGCTTGGCCTTGCGACTGCCAATTTCCGGCTCGTAGTCATAATCCTCGGGGGTATTGTCCCGAATAATGTCCCGCAGAAGCTTGAACTCCTGCTTCATCGTGTAGTGAATCCGTGCCTGAACAGCGGACATCACCTTCAGCATCCGCTCCAAAATAGCTAATGTAGTCCCAACCGGGGACTGTGAGGACATATCGCTTGTCTTCAAGTCTGCTACCGCAGCAAACCTACGTCCGTCTTCAACGATCTGGTTAAGCAGCATCACCAAGGTCTGGCTCGGCTCCTTATAGGGGAGCAGCATGATGTTGTCTTTAAGCACACCACCGGGGATGTCTACGTCCTTAAACTCGCCGGGGGTTATCGGGGTGTCATCACCCTTGATGCGTAGCCCGCGAGTCTTCAGTCCACCCGGAAGGTTAGCCAGCGTCCCTGCATCCACAAGCTGCCGCAATAGTGAAGTGCTGGAAGTTGCGTGACCCCCAACCATATGGATTAACCCAAATGCGTAGAACCCAAACCCCGGCACATAGGAGTAATGCACAAAATGCTGGCGTTTAAGTTTGAGCTTGTCCTCTTCCCTCCAGTTACGCCGGATGGCAAGAACTTCCCCCGTGCCCTTCTCCAGAGTAACCACAAACGGCAAGGCAATCCCCGTAGGCTCCCCGTCCTCATCTACGTCCTCGTACCCGGTTAAGTCCAAGTCAACGTGCATCTCAAGCAACTGGAAGCGGTCATCAACCGTAGCCGACAACCCCTGCTCCTGTGCTTTTTGTTTCTCTACCTCATCAATAATCTGGGTAGGTTCCCCCAGATCAATATCCCGATAAAACCCTGCATCCTGCAACCGTAGAATTTCATTCGGGGTCTTACGCATCCGGTGCGTAACCCGCTCGGCTTGCTCCAGATTCGTTGCACCATAGGGCACAATGATGTCTTCTGCCGGGATAAACACGGCTGTCTGCCTATTCAGGGAAGGGTCGAAGTAAATCTTCTTGAATGCGTTACCCGCCAAACAGAGTGAGAACAAGAGCCGCTCATGCTCCGGGCGATACTCAATCATCCGCTCAGTCAACTCGTAGTTCATATCCTCAGAAACACGGATAGCTGCGTCGGCTTTCTCTTTAGTGTCTTTGCCCAGCACAGCCGTCTTTACCGGCCCCGCAGCAGGGAAGGTCTCCATGATTGTCTCGGACTGAAACTTAACCGCGCTCTCCATTAGAAGGGGGTGAAACACACCACACGCCCCCGCCCACGGCTCCGTACGTGCCTCATACTTAATACCCAGAAGCTTAAGCCCCTTGATGTAGGTATCAATCCAATCCTTGCGGCTCATTGAGTCCGCTTCGTAATCCTCAACCAACTCAGAGCTAAGTGATTGCAACTCCCGCTCGTCCATGTCTTCCGCAAGGTTAGCGTTGAAATCATCGCTAATTTCCCGCCCCGGCTCAATCTCAATCTCCATCCCGTCTATACCAATACGGACAGCATCCGGGTTCTCAATCTCAATCTCTATGCCCTGCGGGTCTTCTTGCTGGGTAAGTGCCTCTAACCCTTGCGGGGCTGCGTATATCGACTTGTCCACGTTGGTTGCCATGTTCTATCCTTTAGTAATATCCTGCATGACGCTTGGACTTAAAATACTTGATCGGGTCTTTTTCATCCGAGTCCAACCGCAGAAACCCACCCTGCCTGAATCGCATCAAAGCAAGTGTTGTTGCATCTACCAAGTCGTCATGATCCCCCGCAGGGAACGAAGCAACCTCATCCACCACCTCTTCAGCCCAGCGTGTCTGCGGTGCCCACACAATCCGTGAGGCAAACATATCCGAAACAGAGTTCAACCGGCTTATCTTGTCGTTACCCTTACTAGGGGTAAATTCCTGCACGATTATACCCATCGCACGAAGTTCGTATATAAGGGGCGCACCAGACGCCTTCTTCTCCACGATAAAGGCATCCGGCTTCCACAAGTTGTAATGGTCAAAGGCAACCCGCTTCAACTCAGGAAACTCCATCCTATCCCGGAAAGAGTTTAACAGTATTATATTTGCCCCACCCAGATGGGGCTTATCCGGCTCACCCTCAGGCCACCAGACCCCCCATGTCGTACAGGCGCTATAGTCAGCACGATTGTGTTTCTCAAAAGCGGTATCCCAAGTCTGGATAATAAAGTTGCATTTCGGGGGAGTCTCCCTGTCCCAGACCCGCCACCACTCCCGCTTGACGATGGCACCTTCTTCCGATGTGGGGTTCTGCTGATACTGGGCGTTCCACTGGTAGACCGGCATGGAGGCTTTGGTCTTAAGGAGGTCTTCCAGAGGCCATTGGTCAGGCCATAAGGACTTCTGGACTATCTCGATGTTGCCTTCTTCGTCCGTAATCTCCTTCTCCAGAATGGCTGGAAACTCCACTACCTCATACTGGTCAGCCTCCTCATTCATCACCATGTCTTTGACAACCCGCCCCGTCAGGTCGTTAAGTGCCCAGCGTGTCTGGA